GACGATATGGAATGGACCGCATTCTGCGCCGGTAACCGGATCGGACCACTCGCCAGGCAAGGCAGGATCATGCTCCAGCATCGAGTCGAGACAGTCCGTGCAGACGTCCCAGTTGGAGACCGTGAGAATATCAGAATCACGGTGTCGAGACACGGGTGCGACAAGCCATCCATGCCAGTCGCGGCCCATGTAGGAGTCTGGGCGGGTCCACGTCTGTAGGGTCGTTGTAGGTTTCATAGGGTTTCTCCTGGGGTTGGGGTTGGTTCAGACGATAGCCCAGTGAACCTGTACCGATTCACCATTGATGGCATGTCCTAGCGTCATGTTCCCATGGTCGTTGACTAGAACGTATCCGCCAGTGTAGTTGGCAGGGAGATCGGCAAGATCTCCGATGCGCAGCATTTCCTTATCATGGATGGCCATTTCAATAGCATCATGATCGGGCCAGCATCCCAGGTCTGCACCATCGCCTGGATGCGTGCCGACGTAGGTGAATGGTGGAGCGTAGTCGATCAATGCTTCGAGGATCTCCGCCTGGATCTCGTATGCTTCATCCGCATCAATCGGCCAATCCTCGATTGGACCGAATCCTACCCCGCATTGCGAGTAGCCGAATCCCAGTCCGCTCAGTTCTTGATTGAAACGTGTACCCTCTTCCTGAGATACCGATTCAATCGTGAATAGGCAGGCGGGGAGAGTATCGCGGATGTGGCATGATCCCGCGACGATGGTTCCGATGGTGAGTGTAGTTGGCATGGTTGGTTCTCCTGTGTTTGGGCCTTGAAGGGCCTGGACTCGCGTTTAAACTCTACTGAATCGCCTCGAAATGCCCCGCCTTCAGCGGGAAATGAGCCTCACGGCATCCGGTGAACGTGTCACCGTCCGGCGTCGTGAAGTGATCGGATCGGAAGGGGTTGTATCGGATCGGCGTACCTGAGCAGGTCGAGGCATCGACGTTTACGAGGGTTCCCTCGATGCGTGCGACGACTTCACGGCTCCTGGTGCGGCGTATGCGGGCGGCTCCGGCTGTAGAACAGTGTGGTACAGCGTTTAGGATCACGACGGTATCGGCGTGTCTGGAGAGCCTCCAGCCCTTGCCGGGAACCTTGACGGTGATCGACCATTTCCCGGTCGTGAGGTTCTTATAGACCCGCACGCGGTCGCCTGTATTGACTGATGGGCGTTCCATGGTTTCTCCTAGGGTTGAGGCCTTGAAGGGCCGTCCATCCCGTCACCTCTCCCGTGGTTTCACCGGGGTCGAGGTGGCAGGTGGAAGGTCGTTCACGCTTTACGGTCGTATCGTTCTTTACGCTTGAAGTTTCCATCGGTGTATGCTGCTTCAACTGACGGCCACGATATGTCAACGAGATCGGGGTCGAGATGATCGACCACCCGCCCACAGGGCCGCACATAGAACCGATAGCCGTCTTCAGTCGTGATACTCTCGGCCTCCATGTCCTCGATGAAGGCCTCCGCGACTTCCTCGCCACGTTCAAGGGCTTCCTCGCGGGTCATCGCCTGCCCCTCACAGCCTCCGTCTACGAGGACGTGCCACGTGCCGTCCTCGATCCGGTTGCCTTCAGGGTCAATGGCATCCTGAGCGATACTGACAATGATGCCGTCGTAGTTCCATGCCTCCGGGGTTCGGAAAGCGTACTCGTCGGCATGGAACGCGTCGATGGTTGCGGGCTTGCGGTTCATGGTGTTTCTCCTGTGGTTGGGGTTGGTTACGCCGTCCGACGGCGAGGCATGAAGAATGAGATGGTTGGGCCGTGGAAGCAGGCAAGGAACATCGACCACGACAGACAGCCTGCCGTGATCCCGGTGATGGAGTCCCACATCGTAGGATCACCCAACGCACCGACGAAATCGGAAGCGGCATTGGAGAGGGAAGCGACGAAAGCACATCCGATGGCTATCTTCATGGCTGAAGATCTGGCTTCCGGGGTGAGGCGACGTGTAGCGATCCATGCTGCTGAGATGATTCCACCGACCACGATCGAGTTGTCGATCCAGCCGAACGCAAATCCTTGCGTGAGTAGTTCGAGGATGTTCATTGTGTTTCTCCTGATCAATCCAGTCCGACAACGATTGCCGATCTACATGAGACACTACAGTCTCTCGGCAAAAGATCCACAGGCTGATGAGTAGAAAATGAAAAAGAATGAAGGACGCAAAAAGGCAGCATCAAAGAGAGACGCTGCCTTCATCCGGATGAACGGATGAACGAGGAGCCGCCGAGCCGGGAGGATGCCATCAGATTGACAGTCTGGAGGAGATCGAGACCCCTACTATATCAGGCCACGATACCCGGCCCCGGGTGGCATGAAACTGTGGCGAGATCGACCGACCCCCATTGGGGGAGGCTGGCGATCAACGATATACGTATACCCAATCAGATTTTTGTGCCTAATTATCCAGGGTCAGCACAAGACCCCATGCACTACATCAGTCAGGATTAATAGTCTCGGCCAGAGAAGAAGTGTTACCAAAGCTTTTAATGCTCCTAACGACCCCACGGGGTATACAACTCACATTGCCCAGGAGGCACCCATCGTCTTCCCAGCTCCCGGCGACGATGATGTAGTCTTCCTTCTCATCGACGAGTATCCCCAACGACGTTATCTCAGCGGGCCTAAGCCCCTCAGCCTCTTCAGGCTCATACCATGGCCTTTCATGCCCTACGATATCCAACCACGTCACGACGACTAGCCTTCGATCCTTAGTAGCCATAAGGCCCTCCAGGCTCACCGAGCTTTGATGGTCAGGCCGTAGGGATCTACAGCGACAGCGCGTGAAGACTTCTTACGCTTCCGTCGCGTCCGCTTCCGGGTATCACTCGTCCCTTTTTTGACGGTGTAGGTAGTCGATGAGCCTGGACCCTTTGAACCGGGTTGTTCTCGTATAGCCATCGTTCGCTCCATTCCATGGGGGCTTTAAGCCCTTTACTTGTTTTTAATCTTCAGTCCATAGGGGTCCATAAGGGTTGTAGCGCCCTTCCGCTTGGAAGCCTTTTTACGCCGTCGCCTGGTATCACTTGTCCCCCTCTTAACTGTGTAATTTACCGTGGTCGTCCCTTTGCCAGATATAACAGTCTTGGATCTTTCAGCCATCTCTAGCTCCTTCCTTGCAAGTAGTTCCTACAAGCTATATTGTCTATATGATCAAGAGGTACTAAGAGAGACTTCTATGTACAACTTAGATAACCTACAACGTCTTAAATAACTTAAATAAGCTTTAGTAGCTTAAAGAGCTTTAAGTCTCTTAAGTCTCTTAAGTCTCTTATAGCGCTTAGGGCTCCCCCTTAAGATTCAATGCCTTGTTAACGGGGTCTAGACACGTCTTCCCCGGAGGGGGTCTTGACACGTCTTCTTAAGAGTGGGTGCCCTCGCAATACTGGCCGTTTGGGGGGAGTCGCAGTAGGGGGGGCACCCGTCTTAAGGAGGGGTCTTTCTCTCAGAGGCTCTCAGGGAGCCATACAGAGACTTTAGGTCTCTGGGGAGGCTTCCCTCTAGTAGTCCTCGTTGGAGGGCTTAGGAGGGATCTCTGGGTCTCTCAGTGGCATCTCTGATGTCAGAGTGGCAAGGATGTCTTCTGGCAATGAATCCAGCATCTCCTGCATCTTCTCAGCAAGGTCTTGGTGGGAGGCTTCGTCTAGCAAGTATCTCTCGTAGATGTTACAGATTATATAGGCTCTGGCAACCAAGGAGCAGTAGGAGTCCTTGTAGAACTCCAGCAGCTTGACAGCCTTCTTGTAGTTAATCATGTTTGCATCCAGGTCGTGGGCCTCTTAGGGCGACCAAGGGCATGACGCATGAAGTTCTCAAGCTCACCTTTGATCTTGTCGTCCTTAGCGGACGTGATAAGCCTGTCCCGGTCAGCGGCCATCTGCTCTGCCCAGTACCCAACAGCCATCGATAGCACGTCCAGGCGGTCATCGTGGACCAGGGCACCCTTGAGGCGAGTGATCCTGGAGAGCTGGTAGAAGAGTTGGAACTTCAAGGCCCTCTCGGGGCTTAAGCTCTGGGTGGAGTGGTAGTCTTGCTCGACGACCTTGCGATCCACAATGAGGCGATGTGACGACAAAACCGGCTCAATGGTGTCGATTATGCGTCGTTCTTTCTGGATATTGTGCCTAACTTCCTCAATCGTGCATGGGTGGATCTTAGCCAACACAGGCGTCAGGAGGGAGGTGAACATGCCGTCACCGAAGTTGGATTCAACGATGATCTGCTTCACATCCTGCCGCTTGGCGATGACCGACAGGGACTTGAGGACATCCTCGTCATAGCCCCCTTGGAGACCCCCGGCCTCAAGGACGAAGAGTTGGCTGTTGAGCATCTTGACCACCGCGTAGGCAGTCTCATCGGCACCCCGGCCAGCCGGGTCAATCGCCAGCACAGCCCCGCTGTAGGGTTGCCACTCGCCTTGGGTAGCCATGGGGCGGTAATACCTATCCCCGTTGAAGCCCACGTTGGGCAAATCCTTGTCTACAAGGTCCGGGGATGCTGCCCAGATGACCTTCTCAGGGGCATTCTCGGGGTTGAGGTTCATGACGATGAGGTCACTGAGCTTCAACGGATAGCGGTCCTGGTCACTGAGGCTTGTGTCCAGCATGAACTGGAGAGCAAAGCCTGAACGACCATAGGAAGCTTCACGCTCCATAAGGTCGATGTCGTCGAACCTCTTGGGGTCTGTAGGCTTCCCGACGAGAGCCTCATCGGCTTCAATAGCTTCACGAATCTTGGGAGCCAGTTTGCCTCCAAGGTTCTTACTGATCTTCTCGTTTGGGTACCTCGCAGGCCAGATGCGAACGTCGTACCCACGCTCCGGGAGTTGGGCGTAGATGGACATCTCGGTCTGTGGAGTCCCCAGGAAGACGATCCGGCCTTCAGGCTTGATGACAGCCTCGAACTCCTTGGTGGACATGGTGAGCTTGTCACGCATACCCATGGTGGCCGAGTTGTTCAGAGACTCCACATCGTCAGCGATGATCAGGTCGCCACGCTGCCCGGTGATCTGGGATTGGGCTCCACGGGAAGTCACTGAAGGAGCGTGACTCGCCGGAGCAGGACCAACGTCAAAAGCGATCTTTGAGTTCCTCTGGCCTTCCCTGGGCTTAAGGTGCTTGAGGATAGGCATCTCCTCGATCAGCCTTAAGGTGAACGTGGAGAAGTCGTCGGCTCGTTGCTTGGAGGCCGAGACGACCAGTATGTTCTTGGAGGGGTCGAGCAAGAGCTGGTGACACACATAAGCGGATGTAATCCAACTCTTGCCGACCCCTCGGAATGCTTGGATGCACAGACGGCGGGGGCCGTTCTGTAGATAATCCGCGATATCGTATTGGATCGGTGTAGGCTCTGGGAGCCTCAGTTGTTCCCAAGCGAGGTACAGGAAGTTCCTGAAATCGCGTATTCGCGGATCACATTCCATGCAGTCATTATCCCACCGACTTTATCGGTGAATCCGGGTCTTGGAATGGAAGGATTGTTGCCAGATTAAGCAACGGAGAGTCTTCCGTGATGTGGGCATCAATCCCGTTGTCCTTGAGAAACTTGATAGCAGCTGTTAATTCAGCCGCCGTTGCCTCCCCGGATTGAACCCTGGTGAGCAACTCCTCGGCTATGCCTTGGTGGAGTTGAGAGAGGGTGTCATTTAAGTCAGCCATTAAGACCACTCCTTGAATAGCCATGAGATGAGGGTGGCGGCAATCGCTCCGATGACCGCCGCGCCTCCATACAGTGCAGCCTTGCCTTGTTCCAAAAGCCTTACCCGCTTGTCGAGGCGGCTGATCTCTTCATCGTGGCTCCGCTGCATGGAGATAAGAGATTCCACCTTGCCCTCCAGGCGACCAAGGGCCAGTAGTATTTCGCGTGTATCGTCCATTAGATCCCTCAAACGAAGTAGAAGCCGGTGATGATCATGTTTACAGCGGTACTAGCCGCAACTTGAGCATCCGCCATGCCTGCCAAGGTTCCAGCTGTGCTGTCTGGCTGGACGTACAAGGAGATGGTAGAGGATGCAGCGTTCACACTTGCCCCGAGTGCCGGGGAAGTATCAATGTAGTTGTCTACCCGGATAGCTAGAGCTGAAGGAGTGCTCGCCGCTGAAGCCACTGGGAGACCTGTGATCGAAAGGGTGCCGGTGTTTGCGACTCGGTTGAAGTAGACGTGGCACATGATGTGCATGACGTTACCGACCCGAGTGAACTTACCTACGGTTGTTCCGGCAATCGTGATGTTGGTGACACCGATATTGACTTGGGGAGTCCAGGTGCCTTCATCGTAAACGGTGAGATCATCCTCTCCGACGTTGATGCCAGTCATCGTGGCTGTCTTGCCGGTGAGAGCTGTTGAGGGGAGTACAGTGACCATTATTGGCTTCTTATTGTTGGGGACTAGGCTATTTCAATAGCGATCCATGTTGTGTATTGAGTTCCACCGCCGCCGGTTCCATATACGCCAACTGAATCCGTGGATGAAACGCCCCTCTGACAAACCAGATCGAAGGTGGTTAAAGCAGGGGATGCGTTGAAGGTATAGGTCTGAACAAGCCCAACGCTTGGGTAGGTGTTCGCCCCGTAGGAGTTCCACCCAACGCGATGCCTGCTTCCGACGGTAGTGCCGTTTGATGTCGAGCCCACCGCAGCGGTGTTTCCCTTCTCGATCCGAACTTCCATCGCGTCCTGCCCAGAGGAACTATCGCCTATAATTTGGCAATACAGCGATCCTAAGAAGATGATGGTGGAGGTGTTCGTTTGGGGTGTCAGGACGATCTTCAGGCCCGTGGGTTCCCAGTTACCAGTGGAGTCGTTGATGTTCAGGTCGCTGCCAGACGTATCGGTGAACGCCACGATTTGACGGATGGTCTTCCCGGTATTTCCCACGAACTGCAACGCCCCGGTCAGCAGGTTCAGGTTTCCAGAAATGTCCGCACCGTTGGAGGACACGGTGAGCTTATCACTCGACGTGGTAGTCCCTGTGATCGTTGTGGCCCCAGCCGCCAGGGTGCTGCTAAGTGTCGTGGCTGCTGTGACGCCGAGCGTCCCACCGACCGTGGTGTTCCCAGTCACCGCCGCGTTGCCAGAAGCCGTTACGTCCACGAAGGCGGCATCCCCATCCTCGTTCACTGACGCCAAGACCACCGGGGTCGCCGCTTCCGTGACCCACTCTTGGAGCTTCGCCGCCTGACCGTCCGTGTGACGTTGGACCGTGAGGGCTACGTCAGAGGCTGAATCGCCCTTGATGGGCTGCTTGATCCATTGGCGGGAGACACCGAAGTTCATGATGTTGACGACATCACCGGAGGCTAAGGTTGCTCCACCCATGATGAGCGTAATGGTGTAAGCCCCGGAGGACTCTACGACGGTGTAGTCCGTAGTGGGCCTCTGAAGCAGTCCGTTGAGGGACACGACAAATAAGTCTTCGTTGTCGCTAACTGGAATTGGGCTTGTCAGGATGAGGGTGCAGTTGCCTGTTGTACCTGTGAAGTCAGAGCCTACCTTGGCCCAAGACTGGGGCAATGAGACACTGCCACCGTAGAGGCTCAACCCATCAACGTAGTCCTTGGTGGTGGCATCGTTGCCCGCCGAGACCGTGCCGGAGAGGCTCTTGATCCGCTTGGATTGGGCGTCGTAGTTGCCATCCCAATCAATAGGGAGACTGGAGGCTCCGGTCTCTTCAGCTTCTTGGGCAACATAGAGCAACTGCTGGCAAACCTTGTCGAGATCGGCTTCGGAAAGCACCGACCCGTCCTGGAAGTCAACGAGAAGCGTGGCTCCCGCCTCTGCCGACCGTCCAGGCGTGACACGGTAGACCTTGACCGTTTCCCCTGCTGTTGCACCACTGGTCAGGACAACCTTCGTCCCCGACGATGTATCTACCGTGAATGCCGTGGTGTCAGCGCCATCAATGGAGCATTTGACATGGGTGGTATCTAGGTAGGGGAACGCGAATACAAAATCTGTCTGATCCGCAACAGCGGTGTAGGTGACGTATGTGAGAGCCATGTGTGTTTACCTCGGTCAATAGTCCAGTAAGGACTGGATGTCTCGCCCAGCCTTCCGGTAAGACTTGATTTGAGAGTTACGTTTGTAGAGAGCATTGACATCCGGGAACTCCCGAAGTGTTAAATCAAAGGCCCTTGCTCGATACTTCCTGATAAGTTTCTGTACTTCTCCGATCCTGGGGCTCTTGTTGCCCTCGAAGTGGTCTGCTGGAAGCCTTTGATATCCACGAGACTTCATCAAGGCTTTCATCGCCTGTTTAAGCGTCCTGCCTCCAATTCTTACGGTCCCGTGCTGCTCCTGCCATCGGTCGTGGAAGCTCTGCCCGGTACTGTTGAGATGCTGGGAAGTGTCAATCTCGTTGACAATCCTGGAGGGTGGGGAGAACCCGTGTCCTAAATTGTTGAGCTCTCCAAGAACGAAGTCGTCCTTGACCTTGGTGTAGAACGCCGGGGCAGGCCATAGGACATCTGGACGCGCTATCTTCGCTCCGAAGACGTTGCGGCGGTCCTCAACCTTGGCATCAAAGTCAATGACGCTATCGCCGGTTAAGCCGTACTTGGCCCTTATAGCGTCCAGAGCTCCTCGGAGTTCCTTCTGGTGTTCGCTCGATCCAATCGTCTGACCAGCGAGCGAGGAGAAGGGGGTCATGGAAGCAGCCGTCTGCTCCAACCAGGAAGCGGCGTACCGATCTGGATCAGAGAGCATGCTGGACACACGAGCCATGCCTGTGAGGTAACTCTTGTTCGTGATGTTCTTAGCGGCTGAAGTGACGACAGCACCCATCAAGGCTTCCAGAGTTCCTCGCTCCTCCGGGGGAGCCTCAGCCATTGATTCTGCAATGTCAGCGGCAGCTCCAAAGAAGGAAGCAAATGGATCAAAGCGACGATAACTTACCCATGTGTCCCCGATTCGGAAGCTGTAGGGCTGCCAACCTTGGGACTCCATAAGCCGACGCTTGTGGGGGTCACGGGGACCACCGCCAGTTAGGGCTCCAGAGCTGTAAGCCATACTTGCTCCGTAGAAGAACATACCTCCTGTAGCCATCCGACCCAGGACATCTTGCAGTTCCGGGCCTTTCTTGCCCATCGCCTCTGCGAGCTCTTTGTCAGCTGCTTTCAGGTGACGGACCTTGCGGACGCCGATCTTTGCAAGATCCGCATACGCTCCAACGCTTCGGTTCAGGAAGAACGAAATCAGGTTGGTAGGGGTTCGGACGAAGGGTGTTACCAGACGGAAGACCGGGGCCTCGTTGACCAAGGTGTTCCATTTCCCTGCCGCCTTCACCAACGCTGAACGGTTGGGGTCGGTAAGGGACTGGGTGTATGTCACCTCACGTCCGTAGTGGAGGGCCTTCTTGGCGAGCAGTGACCGGCTATTAACCCCTGTGAGATCATCAACGTGTTTATCCCAGTTATCGTTCATGTATTTGAGAATGTGGGATTTGATTGCCTGGGTCTTCTCAGCTCCGTTCTTCATGCCCCCGAACTTCGCACGAGCCTCTTTTTCAGCGGCCATTCGTACATTCTTGTATGAGTAGTGCTGACCGTCTTTGATCATGCTTTGTAGACCTTCTTCGACGTGATCAGCGAGTTGGCGACCTGTCATGCCCGCCGCTGCACCTTCACGGAATAGCCCAGCACGAACTGTCGCCCGATAGTTGAGATGCTTGAAGAAGGAGTCGGAGGTCAGCAGCAAACGGCTAGGGAGATTCAAAGCCTTGCCGATATAGTCGATAGCCGCTCCACCAACGTCATCAGTGGATTTCCCAAAGTTACGGGCTGAGATAGCCCGGTCGAATCCCCCGCCCTTTGCGGTGTCAAAGGCTGTGAGGCTGTCAAGAGGATCACCCCAGTTCTTCCAAGCAGAACCCGCCGATGTCATGGCATCTTGGAACTGGCTTCCAAGGTGGAAGAAGAAACTAAGTTCCTTGGCGGCTTCGCCAAAGTGCAAGGTAGCCGCTTGCCCCAGGGCTCTCTCGAAGGGCAGGAAGAGCGTGTTGGCTGTGTTGGATGTGGCGTTGACCAAGTGCGTCAGAGGCCCAGAGAGGATGGCGTTGAGCCAGTATTCAACAAGCATCTGGGGCTTGGTGGCGAAGTCGCGGGCCGCTTTCGTGGCGGCGATATTGCCTTGAGCATCCTTGACAGCCTTCCAACGAGTTACCCGTTCTTTGATAATCTTCACGCCCCGGGTGCGGTCCCCGCCTCCTACGGCTTCAAAGTAATCGCTGCGAACCTGGGCGGCTTCGGGCGTGTCAGGGCGATACGACTCTTCAGACAGGATTCGATCAAGACCCGTTCGAGCAGCTCCCTCCTCAGTGCCCTCCCCAGCTCCTCGACCTGTCCCGGTTCCTGTACCTTCTTCAACTCCTCTACCTGTCCCGGTTCCTGTACCTTCTTCAACTCCTCTACCTGTCCCAGTGCCGGTTCCCTCCCCACCACCTCGACCTGAAATCGGAGGGGCTTCAGGAGCCTTGGGGGTGGGCATGGTCTCAATGCCTGCTATACGCTTCTGCCCCCGGAGGAGTTGGCCCGCGACTGTTGCGCCTTCGCTCGTAGCGATGATGAACTCTTCACTTAACCGGATGAGTTGCTCGGCGTGCATCAACTCCGCTTCGTTTCCAATACGGATATCGGCTTCAATGCTTTTCACCGCTTCATTTGACAACCTATCCGAATGGTCCCGAATGGCGTTATGAAGAAGTATGTAGTCTCGGCCCCGCTCACCGTGGCTTTGGAGCATCGCCACCAAGTCCCCTGGATCTTCCCAGCCAAGCATGTCTGCTATCTCAGCGGTATGAGGGTTGGCATCAGCCGCCAGTTCCGCATCGGACATTGTTTGACGAGTGTGGAGACGGTCGTGGGTTCCTGCCCTCATGTTGTCGATTACCGCTCGCGTAGCGTCCACAGAACTCACACGGTCGAAGTTGATGGGAACATCTTTGGTGGTTGTAGATGCCCCAGTGGATGCTTCTTCTGAAATATCAGCAACAATACCCCGGAACGGTCTCGCCAAACCAGCGGGATCAAACAGTGCCCCCGGCTTCATCTTGGAGCCTTGACTATAAGTCCCTTCCAGGAACCCACGGGCTACCTTGTCATAAGTCCCCTTACCAAAGGTGGCCTTGATTTCAGTCAGGATGTTCTGGATGGTGTACCGCATGAACCCGATCAGGCTCTTGGTATCGGCTTCAAGATCCAACCGTTTCAAGGTTGTCTCCATCATGTTCTCGGCGAGCCACTCTTCTTCATTGGTGAGCCGATAGGACTCCTGCTTTTCAATGCCGTTGTCTTTTACGAACTTTCTGAACGCCCCAGAGGCTTCACCGAACTCGTCAAACATATCTTCATGCTTGAGCCCGTGCTTCTTAGAGAAGGCTTTTTGGGCTTTCTTAAGGTCTCTTCGCAGCGATGAAAGATGCTTTGGAGCCACGATTTCAGACAGAGCGTGCCAAATCTCGTGAGTGAAGGTTTTTTTGAACCCTCCACGTTCAACAGTTTGAGTCGCAATCGACACTATGCGTTTATAGAAATCGTAGTTGCCCGCAACTCCCTCGCCGCCTATGTTCTTGTTCGTGCGGAAACGGATACCCAGGTCTTCAAGACCCCCCTGTTGGTTCAGGCGGTCAATGAGATTATTAGCGAACTGTGCTTCTTTAGCAGACATATCCCCCTGAGATGCTTCCCGGTTGATCCGGTTCTTCATCTCGTCAATGCCTTTAGGCACCGGGTAATCGTCAGAGTATGGAGGGATCTTCTTAGGCGCTGCCGGAACCCCGAAAAGGTTATCTAATTCTTTAGATGATGGAGAGATGTCTTGGGCAATACCCTTGTCCCGTAGCCCACTCTTCTCCATAGCCACTTCAGCAGCTTCATCAGGCGTCATCCCGCCTTGACGAGCCTTCCTCGCCGTCCTTAGAGCCCGAAGCCCCATGACGAACGGTTCCATCATGCCGCCAAGGATGCCACCTTCGAGCAGGTTCTTCAGACGACCCTCGACCTCAGTGTCATCCTCGTCTGCTGCGAGGAACTCAGACACCGGGTTCTGGAGAGCCGGGAACTGCTGGAGGAGATTGGAGAGCCTAGCCTCCTGGGCGTCGAAGACCGCGAAGTCCGCAACGGCACCAGCGGCCACTGAGCGACCGAAACTAGCACCCCACTGGATGGCGGTGGCTTTCTTGGCTTGACCTGCGGCCTTAGCGGCGTGGACGGCTTTACCGATCTTACCGGCTTTGAGACCTACACCGGCCAGTCCTAAGCCCCTTCCGGCCCATGAGGCCGCTCCAAGGCCCGGCACGAAGCCGACCATGAACTGGGAGATGCCTTGCACCAACCCTCCGGCGAGAGTCTTTGAGTGTCCCAGGCCGAAGTTGTCTTCAGCGTCCGGGAGCCAGTCCATCAAGGCCCAGTCAGCTAGGTCGTAGACCGCTTCTGCGGCCCCCGCAATGCCCCGGACAGGAGCCATTGCAATGTCACCAGCGTGTCCTAAGAATCCAAGGTCTTCATCCGAGGGGGGCGTTAGGTTCCCAGTGGGGTCTTTGTATTGAGAGAAGTCGAACTTCATGGGGTGGATTCCTCAAGCGCCTTGATCTGTTCAGGAGTCACGGGGTGGACCGCGAACATAACCGTAGATATCTGGGTCATAATGAAGTCTTCAAACGAAAGTTCGTTGCCGACGCCTACAGCCTGGGCGTAAGCGTTGTAGATCTTGCCGAACTCTGTGCCTTTGAGGATGGCTGACTCCACAAGGCCGTTTTTGTTCGCGTCAATGAGTTCCTGGAGATGGGTGTCGAACTTCTCCGGGTCGAGCATCACAGTCTGGGAGGGATTGAGGAAACTTTGGTTTGTTGAAGCGTCCAGCTTCATGCCTTCAGCCGTCACCCCTTGGGTCAATTCCTGGAGAGTGAGCCCGGACAATCGTTTGTCCAGTTCGTAGCGGTCTGTTTGCCACTGGTCTCTCGTCTCGCTATAAACTTTCCCTGTATCCATGTGAGTGAATTGCGAATACACACCATCGGGCTTAACTTCACTCTTTTTGGCCCCAGCAAAGTAGTCGAGCATGTCCCAAGTCCCGTAAGGCTCTCCCCCGCTTATCGCTTTGATATGCGACCGCCTCGACTCTAGATCCTCTATAGCGAGCCGCATTGCAGCAGTGAAGTTCCCCTCTTGAATCTCTGAGCGAACGTCCTCAAGCTGCTTAGGATCTGGGGCGGCTCCTAAGTCCGGGACAGGCGTGGGTTCACCGGGCTCGCCGGGAGCGGGCTTAAGTTGTCCCGCTACTAACGATTGGCTGATTTCCTTGAAGATTTGTTGAGTATCACTATCGAAGTTGAGTTCTTTAGCCCTTTCAAGATCGAAATCAACACCATATTCATCGAGGCTCATGACTTCATTCCACCTCTGAAGCTCCGCTCTCGCCGCTTCCTGAATCGACGCAGGCGTCCAGTCAGCCTCAGCTCTCGCGTTTTTTGCGGCGTCGTCTACTGCCTTAGTCATAGCTAAGAATAAGTTATCTCCCCAGCCTTCCGAACTTTCCGGGAACACTAGAGCTACCGCTTTCATCAGGGTCACGGCTTTCTGCTGAGTTAAGGCTGCTACAGATTTAAAGTGAGGCTTGTAGTCGTTGTCTCGGCTTGTTTCCTCTCTGTCGAGTTTTTCAACGATGCCTTCCAATGCTATTTCAAACTTTCCTGAAAGATTAGAGCTATGGATATAAGCGTAAGCGGCATCCAGGCCCCCCGTTCCATAAACATCTATGACTTTTGTTATGTGATTATCGTAGTTACGATCCTCATCGCGTTTGTCTAAACTGTGCCGCCGTTCCTCAATACCCGGAATCTCTTCATGTATCACTTCCGCTATTGCGGTCGGGGGGAGCCCCTCCGCAGCCATTCTATTTCGGAGTTCTTCCTCTATCTCATCAGGCCCCAGAGGTACGGCAGGTGCCGGAGCGGTTTGTTGCTCATCCAAAATCAGGTAATACTGACTCCTTCCCCACGCTACTGCGTCGTCATGATCTTGATTCGTGGTGTTGTCGAACGACTCACTCTTCTTGTGAATCAAAGTCCGAATAGCGTCAACTTCAGCCCTCTGCTCATTATTAAACGCAAGAGGGCCGTCCACCTCTTCTTCAATCTTGGTCAAGAGTTCAGTCAGCTTTGCTAGATCATCCTCATCAGTGGCCTGCTGAACACCTGCATTGATGTAGGCGGCGAGGGCTTTGACGCTGTGTTCGCGCCCTCCAGGGCCGACAGCCTGCATGTGCCTTTGATCCCAATACTCCGTAGTGGCTTTAAGATTTAGATAAGCCTGCTCGTGGGTGATGTCGGGGTCATCAACCTCTTCTTGATAAGTCCGAAAGGCGTTGTAGGAATTGTCGTAGAGCTGTTCCTCATTCAACGTCACCAGCCGGGCAGACTTGGTGTTCTGGACCTGGGAGAGCCAGTTCTTTGTCATGGAGTCGTAAAGGTCTACAGCACGACGTTGGGCGAAGTAGCCCATGCCATGCGTGAGTGTGCCATACTTCTCTCGGGCGAAGGGAGCCGGGTCTTCGTTGCTCAGGGGGTTGGAGAACCTAGCTGTCTCAGCTGATATGGCCTTCTCAAACTCATCTCGCATCACTCGTTCAGCAAGGTATTCCTGGGCTACCACTTTCCTGTAGGGGTTGGCACCCGGAGCTAAGAGCCCTGCACCCTCAGCGTCCCTTGCCTGACCCATGAGTTCCGCACGGACCTCTTCAATCGCCATCTTGGAGACGCGGAGCTCCTCCTGGGTGGATACCTGTATTCGATCAGCCTCTATTACCTCATTCGTGAAACCGAGAATAGGATTGATGAGTTCCTGGAGAGCGCTACTTACGTTATTGGAACCTAGATAGGGCTGTTGAATCTGTGGGAGAGCCTGGGGGGCTAGAGGTTTTGGAAGATTCGGACGGACGTAGGTGTCCGTCACTCCGCCCTGAGCGGTGGGCAAGGTGTTTCCTATTGCCCGTCGAGTTAGTTCGTTAGCCATGTGTTACCGTCTCCCTCCCCACGCCCCTACCCAAGATTGCGGCTTATAGCCTTTATAGCCATAACCAGAAGTCCAATTAGGCCCCATACCTCTGGAGCCCATGTTGGCAGCCGTTGGGTTTGCGACGGGAGCGGGCTTCTGCAACATCTTTGTCTGGTCGTAGTAATTAGACATGACATTCAGCGAGTTAGCGCCTAAGTTCAGCAAGGCAGTGAGCCATTCGCCTCCACCGGCTTTTGGAGCCATTGGGGCCGGGAGGGCTGGGAGGGGTATAGGATTAGGAGTCATGGAGTTGATCCTTGCCTGGGTCTGAGCCTCCACCTCGTCCATCATGCCCATCATGCCATCAAGCCTCCAGCCCTGCTCCATCCGAATGTTCTCAGAGGCTCCAAGTTCCGCACTCTTAATGTTGTCCAGCAGGACGTTGACACTCGCCCCCTCAACGCCTCGCTCACCTGCATTGGCAACGGTGGAGGCTGTGGCCTCCCGGCTCTGCTCAACGATGTTGTTGATCTCCATGGCCGCTACCACCGCATCCTGTCCGATTCGCTCCTGGATCTCGCGGTAGTTTTCAATCGCGTTCTCGTTCGCTGACAGAGCGTTCTCAGTGAACATCTCTTCTTGATGCGATGTTAGCTGATCCCGATATCCCAACTCCTGATCGTATTGCAGTTGTCCCTGTCGATACACCATTCCTTGGTAGCGGTTCTGAGCCCTTGCGGCGCTGCTTTGCTGAGCACCTGAAACCACCGCAGTAGTTCCAGAGAGAGCGAGGCCAGCAACGCCTAGTGAAACAGGATCACACATGATCAGGTTATCCTTACAAACTCGTAGAAGGGGAGACGGCCTACGCCGAACTCTTGATGAAGGTTAATGAAGGAGAACCCAAGCCACTTAAGCCACCTGATGTGGAGGGTGTTCCTTGCATCTATGTAGTTGAACAGGAGGGCGTGCCCCTCGTGCAGCTCATTGAGCCAGTAATCGGATTGACGGAGGAAGCCCACACGGGCCTCACGGATCTTGTCGGTGCCAAGGAGCCACGCACAGCCTACATCAGGCTGAACCGTCCCCACGCCAAAGATGATGAAGGGTTCCTCTTCGTAGAACCCGGTGAAGGTCTTGGTTGACATCTCAAAACCTTCAACCAAAGCCTCCATTGGGCTCCGCCCGCTGGCGGCCAATACCTCGGCACGATCTGCGTCCCGAAGTCGAGGAGCTACCCACTCAACGTCCTCCAACTTGGCCGGGCGAACCTCAACCATATCGTTGAGACCGTGAGTTCACAGACATCTCAAACTCAGCGGAGGTGAGAGCGCAAGGCAGCGGGGTGTCGTTCTTGCAGGTAATAGTGACTTGGTTGTTCTTCGAGTACACGGGCACCCGGAAGGCTCCTGATTCCAAGGGAACCGAGCCGATCAGGTTCCCACCAGACCCCAAGATTCTACCTGTGAACGGGTGGGTACTTGTGTCTCTATAGTCTGGAGTTACTTCAACTTTGAAGAAACCTGTGTTCGAGAAAGTCAAGGTTATATAACGAACCTGGACCCGAGCCTCTGTGACCGGACTTGTCCCCCCACCCATCGAAGGCTCTCGGAGAATCACGTCACTGAACTGGTAGACCATCTCGTAGGCTTCACCCAGCCAGTAGTCTACGCCCGTCAGGGCAGAGGACATGACCAGTTGATTGGAGTCATTCGTCTGGGTAGTGACTGGTATTCGAGCCCCGGCCTTGGTGATCACCTCCATTGTGGTGCCTGTGTAGGCTTTGTAGGGCATCGTGATTGTGAGGCCATCCACTGAAAGGGTACAAGCCGCCTGATCAACCCTACGGTCCAGGAGGGTCCGGTAGGACTTGGGGGCGTCCACCAACCCCGACTCCATCCTCATCTTGTCAAGGAAGATTCCATCGGATCTCTTGACCACGAGGTAGAGCGTCGTGTCTATGAACTCTATCCCCAGAATGGTGGTGTTAGTGGGGAAGGTGAAGCGACTCCATGCGGACTGAAGCCGATCTTGGGTGTCATCAAAGAACTTGTAGGCGTAAAGGACGCTTCGGTCCCCATCCGCTAAGGCGAACAGGATGTCCTCGTGGGAGGAGCCTGCTAGATCCCGGAGGTTGCCGTCGAGGTACTGGGGAACCTGGGCACTGATGTCAGCAGCCTCAAAGAGCGTCGTAGCGTCCTCCACGACGTAATACTGTCGAATGCCGGTATAAGCCCCCCTGGTGAACCCGAAGTAGATCGAGCTTCCAAGCGTCACAGGACGGACATCCGAGACCGACTCGTAGTTGGTCGTCTTGGTCATCGAGACCGTCTGGGTGCTTAAGGGCACCCCGCTGTGGAGGATGAACTGTGTCTGCTCCGAGAACAGGACGAGCTGGTTGGAGACCGGGATGGCCGAGGTCAGAATCGAGACTGAACTGTGGGTACTTGCGACATCAATGACATCGGTATCCAGGACAGCCGTGACCGTGGTTCTCCAGAAGTTGAAGAACTCTGAGGTCTCGCTCAGGACGACGTTCTCGTCAGCAAGGAACCCCAGGCGATTCTTGAACAGGAAGATGTCGTTGATCGCCTTCCCTACAAAGGTGGGGTCAGAATTGCTTACATCGTCCCCGGCGTTCCTCTCGCCCCAGAGGGGCAGTTCAGTTTGACCACCATCCACGGCTCCAAATACGAAGTTGCCGTCCGACTTGCGGACCAGGACATGAGGCATGGTCGTAGGATTGAGCTTGTACTTGAGAGCGGCATCATCGGCATCCGTAGCCCCACGGAACTCTTGCCAGTGCCCGGTTCCGAAGACGCCATCGTCAGCGACGAACTTGACGTAATAGTCATCTCGAACATCCGTGGCATCCCCGACAATCTTGACCCGGAAGCCGTGAGGGGCAGAGGTGGGGAGGTCTGTTAAGTGTTGGGTGGTATCCTTGATTCCAAGAAGCGCAGTGTCTCCCAGGCCGTCTGAGGCGTTAATGGTGAAGTCGGTACTGTCATCGCTTAGAAACCGGACAACAGAACCGCTGCGGGTTACTGTGACGCCACTGGTGGCATGAACCCCCCCGTTTGTCAGGGTTACGACCAGTGAAAGGGCTCCGGTGTTGTTGCCATTCTGGATTGCTTTAGCGATTCTTGTGGTATCAATGTCTTCACGATCACCTGCTGCGGAGCCATCGTCTGTTTCCACCACAGTTGTATAGGTCGTTCCACCTTTTGTAATGGAGGCTGTGTATTGCGTACCGTAGTCCCCCTGCTTCACAAAGAAGAGGGCATCGGGGTTGCCACCGGCATCCGTGTCCGCCGCCATCGCCACCGTCTTGGTGCGATTTACGATGAACGTATAGTCAGCAATCGTGATGGCCCGGAGCTGCGTCTCGGCGTACTTGGTCGCTGATGACATCTGGAGATAGCTGGTGCCGTCCGGGACATCTACCGTCTTTGCAGTCCCATCAAGCGTATGTACCTTGATGGTGGCCGCTGACTCGTCGGACTTGACAGTGACGACATACCGCTCCGCAGGGTCACGGTTGATCAGGTGGACGAAGTAGTCTTCATCCGCTCCTGGAGTCGCGGCGTCCAGGTTCGCTACATGCTCCGTAGGCATACGCTTTGTGAGCCCGTCGAGAACCGAAGGAAAGGCGTTATCCATCGCATCGCACTGGTTATCAAACCGAATTGCATCCGGCTGCTGCGATACACCGCCAATTAGGTTGGCGAGCCCTTTGGAGAGCAAAGCCATTAGGTGGAGATCCTGTTTCGTACATTGCCTCGATCAATCGTGCGATACACGTCATAGTTATCGAAGATCGTGAAGTCCCCCCCGTCCGTCTCAGCTTCCCTGAGAGTGACGAGAGCTTGGAACTCATCAAGTTGTGTGAAATCGTGGTGTTTGCCCGAGCCCACCACTCGATCTTGGAACTTCCTAGCCGCCCGGATCATGATG